CGCGGCTGGAGGCCCATGAGCGAGAGATTGGATGCGCTCGGGATGGCAAGCCACTTCATGATCTGGTCGTTGTTCAGGATGTAGTCCGCAACGTTCTTGCCACAAATCATGATGGTCGGAACCTCGCCTGCACTCTCCTGAATCTGCTCCGATGCCGCTTTGATGTCGTCGAAGATGGTAGCGCCCGCATCCGCCCAACTCTTCGCGACTTTGGCTTCCTGCGTCCAATCGAAAGCGACCGTATCCGTGATGACTTCTTTGCCGTCGTCTGCGTAGCCCTTGATGACCGTCTTGCCCGTCGTGAGGATGTCCGCCGCCATCTTGTTCTTGCGGTTGATGATGGAGTCCTGAAGTTCGCGAAGGTCCTTTGCCTGGAGAACACGAGCTCTCTCGGCGGGCGTCATCGTCGAATAGATGTTCTCGCCAAAACCGCGCGTCTCGATGTCCTCGGGGTTGATGACGCGGCTCGCCGCCATCGTCGGCGGCTGGTAGATGTCAACCTTGGAGCCAGTACGGTCGAGGTTGACGCCACGAGCGCCCTTTACGACGAACGGAGCGAGACGACGGCCGCCCTTGCGGTACTCGACCGCGATGTAGTTCTGCACGCTCGGCGTCGGAGTGACGGGGAAGAACGTGTCGAGCAGGAACGACGCCGGGGCCTTGGACTTCTCCAAGGTCTGCATGAGTGCAAAAGTATTGCTGAAATCAATAGCCATTTCTTATAAGCCTCCCTTACTTGAGCGATGCGAGGTAAATGCCAACACCACGAAGCTCTTCTTCATGGGCATCGACCGTGTCACCATCTGCAACGATAAGCTTTTCGCGATTGAACCGGCCGCAAGTATAGACCGTTGCAATCGTGTCAGCACTCGTTGCGTCCGTGTCATAGGCGAGGACAACGCTTGCCGCCTTGCCCTTTTCCGTGAGTGCGTACGTGCCCGTCGTCGTGTCGAGCGTCAGGAGCTCGCCGCGCTTATGTGCTGCACCTTTTGCCAGCGTGACATTCTTCGTCAGGACGGGGATTTCGGGACCGCCGAAAAGCTCGTCATACGTGACGCCGGTCATGGATTCTCTGATAGCCATCTTGGATTCTCCTTTCAACGGTTCGCGTTGATGAGATTGACAACTGCATCAATCTCGCTCTTTTCTTTCTTCTCCTTCGCCTCAGCCTTGTCTACAACAGGCTCAGGCTTCACATCCTCAGCGCCGGATGCCATGTTGTCGAGGATGAGGTCACGGATAGCGTCGAGCGCCTTGCCAGCGTCCTCTTTCGGCGGCTCCGGCATCGCATCGACGAACGGCTGGACGTCCTTCACGGTCTGCCCGTTCTTCTTTGCCGTCTCGATGATGGCATCGACAGCCGGATTGCCGTTCTTGAGCGCGTCGAGAGCGTTCATACGCTCGCGCTCGGCTTTGACGGCGTCCTCAATCGTCTGGTGAGGCTCTTCTTTCGGTGGCTCCGTGATGCCGAGCATGTCCTTGATTTTCTTCAAAATTTCGTTATTTTCCACGTTTTTTCCCTCCGTTTCTGCGGTTTTCGGCACATTTTGTGCCAAAATTCCGCGAAGTTTCGCGGCGTTCTTGAACTTGTCGAGCGGCACGCGCACCGAGTTAACGATAAGCATGTTTCCGTCGAGCTTGTCCTCGACCGTCGCCTGCTCGTCGATGGCGTCAACAAAGCCATTCGCCAACGCTTCGCTCGCGCTCATCCATGTTTCATTGTCCATGAGATGGGAGAGCTTCGTGTCGGAGAGCTTGCCCGCGACACGGTCATGGTAGACCGCTAGGATGGTGTCCTTCGTCGTTTCTAGCATCTTGATAAGGTTCTTCGCGTCGTCAACTGTCATAGCGTCCATAACGACGCAGGCGGGGTTGTGAATCATGTACACCGCGTTCGACGGCATTGTGACGGTCGAGCCCGCGCATGCAATGATGGTCGCCGCACTCGCGCACATGCCATCAATCGTGACGCTCACATCGCCTGAGTAGCGCTTGAGCTGGTTGTAGATGGCCTGCGCGGCGAATACATCGCCGCCTGGAGAGTTGATGCGAATGTTCAGCTTCTTGCCACCACAGGACGCAAGGTCCTCTGCGAAGGCTTTCGGCGTAACTTCGTCCCCATACCACGTCTCATCGGAAATATCACCGTAGAGCAGGAGCTCGGCTTCATCCGCTTCGTTCTTGAAATTCCAGAATTTACGCTTCATGTCGTATCACCTCCTTCCGTACTTTGCGCTGGTTGCTGTTGTGCCAACTTTCCAGCCAAGACTTCCGCGTTCCCCATATCAAGGCCGAGCGCTTCCGTCTTCTGCTTCTCGTAGGCAAGCTGTTCCAAATTTTCTTCAAAGTCCGTGCCCGTCATCTCTGCGGCCTCACGCTCACGCGTCGAAAGGCCGTATTTCACACGGAGCGCCGAGCCCGTGACGTCCTTGACGGGGTCGAGGATGCTCATGGATGGACCGAACCAATCCGCGTTGCACCATGCCGCCCGAATCGCTGGGTCGTCAAAGAAGCCGGGGGCCTCAATACGCCCCGTCGCGACAGCTTCTGTCAGCCACGCCTCGTAGACCGGCTGACAAAAATCACGAGCGAACCACTTGCGCCGCGTCTTATACTCGTCCCACGCTTGGAGGAGCGCCGCGCGACTTGCAGAGTAGCTGCTGTTGAACGTCTTCATGAGGACTTCGTACGGCTGTCCGATGGCCGCACCAATCTGCTTTTCAAGCGCCTTGGTGAAAATCTCGAACGTGCTCATGCTGTTCGAGGCATCGACCGTCTTGACATCCACGCCTTTCGGCAAAGCGTTCATCGTACCAGCAGACAGGCTGTACTCGCTCGGGTCCACCGTCGGCGCTTTCGCGTCCTCGGCCGCAACGCCCGTGCCGGGCAGGACGTCTTCGATGGACTGCCCCGCCGTTTCCTCGGTGAAGAACAGCGCAAAGAACGACTTGATGATGGCGGCTGTAAGCTCCGCGTTCGTGTAGCGGCTGACTTGCTTCAATGTCTCGATGACAGGGGCGAGGTACGGGACACCGCGATACTGCTCTGGCCGCAAGTCATGGCAGATTTGCAGGATATTCGGTGCCCCTGTCTCGCTTCCGAACGCCTTGACGCGCACCCACTCAGGTGCCTGCTCGATGTCCGTGGGGTCCCAGGGGACACGGTTCGATACCCAGTAAGCTACGACAGCGCCATCCTTGTTGATTTCAACGCCTGAGATGATGCGATTATTCGGATTCGGGGCTTTCATCTCGACCGCGTACGGGCCAAGCGTTCCGAAATAGTCCCGGCTCATCGGATTCGAGATGCGATTCGCCTCCAGCAGCTGGATGCGGAGCGAGTACGGCATCTGCGGCGTCGGCAGGCGGCGTTTGAAGAGTGCAAAGGAATCGCCGTCCGTGAGGTACGAGACATAGGCGATGTCCTGCATGTCGTAGAAGTTGTTACGCCGCGTGAGGTCGCAGTCTTTCGAATTCGCCCAAAGGTCGAATTCCTGCATCGTCTTGCGCGTCCACGCGCGGGCTTCGTCCGGCGTGAGGCCGAGCGTCTTGAACTTCAGACGCGGGAAAACGTGCAAGCCATCCCCCACCGTATGCATCGCGCTCGTCTTGATGGCCGCCGCGCCGATTGGCGTGTTTGTGCTCTGGTCGGCAGCGCGGTTGCGAAGCGTGAAAAGATGCGCATTGATGTCGCTTTTCGGCGATGCCTTGAGAGGATGCCACGCCTTCAAGATGTTGCTGCGCTGAGACGCACCGCCTTCACCATATCCGCTGTTCTTGACCGTACGCGGCATCTTTCCTCTCGTCTTTCTTCTCATCGAATCACCTCCTTCCATCTGATTCGAGTCAATCAAAGAACACGGCCCGCTTGCTCATCCGGCGCGGCTGGATGACAACATCATCAAGCGCTGCACCTGCTTCCACAAGGTTGTCGATTTCCTTCCGCACTTCCGACAAATTCGCCCGTGTAAGCTGCCGGTTTCCAATCGTGTACGACTGGCCGGACAAAATCGCGCGTTCCGCCTCGACGTAAAGCTTCAATCTCGCATTTTGTAGTGCGTTCGCCATATGTTCATCCTCACCTCACCAAATATTTTTCTGCGCCGAAAAACGGCGCTTCAACGTTGATTTTTTCTTCTGTGGTGCCTTTTTTGGCACTTCCTTGCCCGTTAAGAGCGCCTCCAACCTATCCCAGTCCGGCCGACAGGACTGCATGCACGCCAGATTGTAGACGCGGAGGTCGAGCGGCTCGTTTCTGACACCCTGCGTCGGCTCCCAGACTTCGCGAATCTGTCCGCCACGCTTCACCGTCTTCTTGTGCTCCGAAATGATGCCCTTGAAGTAGAGGTCATCATAGCCGCGGTGCGCAAGGTAGGAGAGCTTTTTCGGCTCATCCTTTGGGAAATGGAAGTACTGGGGCCCGGGCGTCTCGACGGCCAGGCGGTTCATGACGGACTGCTTGCCATCGTCAACGCCGAGCATGCAGAGAGGGATTTTCGCAACGGATGCGCGGCCGATTTTGTAGTTGAGCGGGATGCCGGGACCGCCTTGGCCCTTGATGGCGAAGCGCTGCTTGCTGAAATTCTTCAGGCAGTAGGCGTAGACGTCGCTCGTGTAGTGGCCGCCGGAGTCGATGAACGTCCGCAAGACCTTCAGCCCGCTTCCGTCCTTAAACGTATAAACATGGTCAAGGACCTGGTCAAGTTCTGCCCAAGTTCGCGCCTTGTCCGGCTCGCCGAGGATGATGCCCTTGACAATGCCCCACGACTCTTCCTCGCGCCCCCAGCCGCAAACCTCGTACTCGAGGCGGTTGTCCTGCGTATCGACGGCCGCCGTAAGCATCAGGACACCGTCTGGCAGTTCCGCGCCGTATTTCTCGCGCCGACGAAGGAAGATGGTCTCATCATCGAAAGCACCGGGCATCCGGTACGTCTCGCCGAAACGCGTATTCATGACAACGCGCTCACGGTCGGGCTTTCCCTTCGCCATCAGCCATTCTTTCATGACTTCTTTCCATGAAAGCCACGGAGACGCGAAGCAGTTCACGAAAAACGAGCGGATGCCGTTCAAGAGCGCCCGCTCGTTCTGAGCAACATATTTCTTTTTCGCCCGCTTCATCTGCATCTCCGTGAACTCATAGCCGCAATCGGGGCATCTCCATTTCACGTCGTGAACGAGGACATTCTTTCCTTCGCCTTCATAATCGACGTGCATGTCCGCGTAGCGGAGCAGATGGAACTCGCCGCAGTTCGGGCATTTGTGCTGCCATTCTTCCTGCGTGCCCGAGAGGTATTCCACCTCGATGCGGCTCGCGCCTTCATTCGTAGGCGTCGAGAACATGCCGATGACGGCGTTCCAGAACGTCGTGGTGCGCTTCGCCGCGAGATCCACCGGGTCACCTTCCGTTCCCGCTGAGACAGGAAAGCGGTCGACTTCGTCAGCCAGCAGGATGCGAATCGGTCGAGACGCGAGGCCAGCAGGCGAATTCGCTCCACACATGATGAGGCGGCCGCCTGGAAAGATTTTTGAAAGGATGGTGTTGTTGCTGTCACGGCTTTTCACCTCGAAAAACAAGGAAGAGAGCGCTTTCGTATCTCGAATCATTGGGGAAATACGGCTTTTGGAGTAATCCTGCGCCATCTCGATCGTCGGCTGAATCATCATAACCGCGCAAGGGTCGAGATGCGCGAAGCGCCCGATAACGTTGTTCATGATGTCAGACTTTCCAACCTGCGACGCGCTCTTCACGATGACGCGATGGACACCAGCCTGAGTGAACGCGTCCATGATGTCCTTCTGGTACGGCGCACGCGACGTCTTCCATTTGCCGGGTTCCGCCGAGATGCCAGACGAAAGCATCCTGTATCGGTCCGCCCACTCGCTGACCGTCATCTCTGGAAGAGGTTCAAGACCGCGATGCGAAATATACTGCCACAGTCGGACGCTATTCCTCCTCGCCATCGACGACTTCCTCCTCCAGATACTGCTCCGGCGTGTATTCTGCAAGCTCGCTGAGCTTCTCCTTGATTTCCTTCGTGAGCACCTCGTAGATTTCTTCTCGCTTCAGCCCCTCAAGGATAGGCGCTAGCTTTGTCGGAAGCCCCAGCAGCTGCGTACGGAGGTTTGACAGCATCTCTGTCTGCACCATTTCAACCGTTCGAGCGTCGTAGACCTTGCCTTCCATCTTCGCCAGCTTGAGCTCGGCGATTTTTCTCTCGGCCGCTTCGCGTTTGGCGCGTTCGACGTTGATGTCGATGTCGTCTTCAGTGCCGGACGCTGGGACCGCATGAGAATAATAGTTTTTGAGACTACTAAAAACAAAAATTCCGCCGTTTTTATCATTCTTATCTCAAACAACGATTCCTGTTTTTACCAGCTGTGATATATAGGGTTGGGAGACGCCCATCGTTCGAGCAAGTTCCGTCTGTGTCGTTGTGAG